AGATAAATTAAAACGATATGACTTTACAACTATAAATGATTTTATTACTTCATTATCAGAGACTGGTGTTATGCCAAATATAAACAGACATTTATTTGCAGGAAAGATGTTGCAAATGTTGGGATTAAATTTCATGCCTGCGATGGAAGACCTAAGCAGATTTATTTCTATTCTAACAGCATCCGATATTAAAGGAAGTAATATAGTTCCGTCTTGGATATCTAAATATAATGAAAGGGCATATCAAAGTATTTTGGAAATTTCAAAGAATATTTTCAAGCGGAGATAATGGAGATAAAATGGATAGAGCGTCAATCTTTGGAAACTATAGAGCAAAAGTTGTCGATAATAGAGACAAACAAATGTTTGGAAGAGTCCTAATATGGATTCCAGATATTATGCCAGAAGTATCCGAAGACCAAGGAATTTGGGCAAGACCAGCAAATAATCCTCTTGGCGGTCGTAACATGGAAAATGATAGTTCACATCATTATATGGGAACTTCATATATTCCAAAAAAAGGAGCATGGGTATTTGTTTTCTTTGAAGGTGGAAATATAAATAGACCTTATTACTTTGGAGCTCTAGATTTAGAAAACACAAAAGTCTTACCTGAGAACCAAGTCGGTTCAAATTATGAAGATAAATGGACAATATTTAAAAGTCATGCAGGGAGAGCAATTGTGGTATCTGATGATTCAGATGATGCAAGAGTTGAAATAACAGGTAAGAAAAGACTCTTAACAAACCCTCCAGAAGGATATGATACAAAACCCCCAACTGGAGATACATTTTCTGTATATAGAATTGACGAAAACCAAAATACAATATTATTAGATGAACGAAGCGATACAGAAAAATTATTAATAAAAACACATAAAGGAGATTTTATTAAGTTAAGTATAAAAGATCGTACTCTTGAAATCCAAGTAGCTGATAACATTGAGATAAGATCAGGAGGGCATATATTAGTAACATCTTCTGGAGATCAACATTTTTTAGCTGGAGGAAATTTTTATATAACAGCAGGTGCTAATATTAATATGGTAGCTGGTGGTTCTATTAATCAAGAAGCTGGAGATGAATATAATTATAAATGTGCTTCTAATTCAAATCAATTAATAGGAGCTAAAAAGGTAGTTCAGGTCGGAGAAGAATCATATCAATCAGTGGCAACAGAACATCATATTCAAGCAGGTACTTTAATTGCTAGAGATGCAGCAAATATTAAAGATAATTCTGGAGCATCACAACCAGCACCTCCTACAGTAATTAATGCAGTTCCTGCCACCACTGCTGATCCGACTGGTGATAGGGATGAACCATAATGAGCGACTCAACTAGTTTTGATACAACTGCAATTATTATAATTGATAGCACAGCAACCGATGCACAAAATCTACAAGCGACCGTTGCGAATGCTTTAGTTGAGGATTATGCATCAACGATGGGTCCTATATCAATTAAATGTGATTCACTGGCAGGTCAAACAGAGTCTATAAAAGATAGAATTTCTGGAATGACACCAAGTAATACAAGTATTTTTGATGATCTTTTAGGAAATGCCATGAATGCCGCGTTTCAAAGCTCTGCGTGGGCAATGATTTCGGGAGCAGTCGATGGTGTTAAGGATATTCTAGATCAGTGTGACTATTTTAAAGACGTTGCAAATGAAATTGCTAAGTATGCAGATCCATCTAAATATATAAAAACTCTTGCCAAGGCCGCTGCTGAAAAAGCTGAACAAGCTATTGATGCTATAGCTGATAAATTTGGTGGAGCAGGAAATTTTCCTGAGTTAGGAATTGGAAAAGACTTAGCAGCTATAGCAGCTACCGGTAGACAAGTTTATGATAGAGCACAAAAAGAACTTGAAAATATTGGTGATGCTTTAAGTCCTATTATTGAATATGGAAAAAGTGCTGTCAATGCAATGGAGACAGCATTATCAGCAGCCGCAAAACAGCTTGCAAAATTAGATAAACTTGTTAACTGCCTTACAGCAATAGGGGGTCCAGACTATGCTGATGTTATTGATGGTATGATAGAGGAATTAGATTGTTACTATGATAAACTTGGAGTTTTCAGCGACCCATCTCTTCCTAATTTTGGAGAATTTGATTTTGAATCTTATTTAGGAAGTATCGGTTCAATATCAGGAAACACAGAAGTTACTAACAATATTAAAAAAGGAATAAATCTATATTCAAAATCAAGAGCTAATGCAGAAGGCGCTATTGCTAAACTATCTGATCTTGGTACTGAAGCTGCGTCTGCTTTAGATCCAGCATCCACCAGTGATTCAATAGAAAAGAAAAAAGAATATATTTCGGAAGTGTCTAAAACATCATATTCAATTCCTGGGCTACCTGGAAAAACTGAAGATAGAATTGTTACAATACCAGAACCGGAACCAATTACTCCACCGCCTATATCATCTGGAGAGCCTCCAGATCCAGATCCAGGTACAGTACCATATTCAACATTTATTACGGAAACTGAATTTTTAGTTGATCATCCTATTTATGATCTATGTGATCCAACTCATGGCAAAGGAAATCAATATCTAACTCTTGGATATCAATCATTTAGTCATATAAAAGTTGAAGAGCCAGATTCGTCACCAAATATAAGATATGAATTAGAAGTTCTTCTTATAAAACTTGTCGAGAGAAATAAATATGCAGACGAAACTAAAACAGATGTTATCCATACTGTAACTGCTGTAGTCGCAGCTAGAATACTTCTTTCAAATCAAACAACAAACAGATTTGCTTTAGGAAGTAGTACCGGTTCATCATACGCGGATAAATGGTATACAGAAGATGAACTTCCTATTTCACAATCAGCTATATGTTCAGCTGTGAACAAAGGAATAAGAGATGCGATTTTAGGAATACGTTTTAGTGAAAGTGATGTAAATGCAACTTTAGGTGGATTTTTTTAAATGAGCCAAAATACAGATAGATTAACAACCCTTGTAAACACAGCTCCTGATAGAGTAGAACAAATTGAGGGTAGTATATCTCAAATTGAGAATAATATTGAAGGGTTAACTAAAGAAAAAGATGCTATTGAAGATGGTGTATGTGCTAATGCTGAATCAACTGCAGTTGTTATTATAGAAACAATAATATTACCAACTTTTCCAGTTGGAAGTTATGTGGTATATGGATCAGAATTTGGAGACATTCAATGGGATCCAAAGGGAAATATTAGTGATTGGGCAATCTGGAAAGATATAACTGTTCCCAATCCACTATATCCACCAACACCTCCTCCTACCATTACTACACCAACGTTATTATATACTTATGTTAATAATGGAACATACCCAGACATTGATGTTCTAGTTGATGACTATGATTTTGGAAATGATAATTTAACAAGACCTTTAACGGATGGAGCAACTTATGGGATCATTCCAAGGATAGATTCATTGACTACCGCCTCAAATATACTAAATGAAAATTCAAATAAAGTATCTGACTCAATAGATGTTTTTAGTAGATATGCTACATAGGAGATTGTATGCCAGAAACTTCAAGAATGTTAGATGAGTGGAGCGGGATTTGTTGCTGCCATGATGATCCGACCTGTATATCAATGGGTGGATGGATAATTACAGGGAGTCAAGATACTTTTTCTGGAAGTTGGGAACAAGGAAGATTGCAAGATATGACTATTGGGTATTGTGGGCATACAGGTATTGTAGTTACAGGATCTTCTAATACATTTGAAAACAATCTTTCAGATGCAAGAATAGGAGATGAAGTAACTGGGTGTAATATAGGAAATGTAATCACTGGCAATCCAACCCATATAGTAGGAGGATAATATAAATGGCCAAACCATTACTGAGACCGTCGTTACTCAAAATCAGACGTAGAAGTGTTAGATGGGTTATTATACACCATACGTCAGAAATGTACGATAGACCTGAAGCAAAGATCGACAGTCCTATGTATCAGATGCCTGCTTTATTTGCTGGAGTAATGGAAAAGAAACAAGGAGATGTAAACTATCATTATGTCATTGATAAAGTTAAAGAAGACTATATTGCAATAGTAACAAGACCATATGTTTATTTATGTGAATGGCCAGACATCTCAGAGGATATAAACAATAGAGCAGTTCATATAGGATTAATGGGGTCCTATGATTTTAAGATTCCAGAAAAACGAATGTATGAAGTCCTTGCATATCGTTTATTAAATCCCATGATGAAAATATTTGGAATCACACCCGCTAGAATAAAACTTCACAAAGAAGTATCCAATGAAGATATTTCATGCCCTGGAGAGTTCATTGACAAGGGAAGAATTATCACCTCAGTAAGACGTTTCGTAATCAAATAAAATTTCATTTTAAACTAAGACATCTATATATATTAATTATTAAGAAAGGATTATCGTTTGTGCGGTGTCCTTTTATGTATCTCCTTGTGGCATGCGGCACTTGCGTTCGAGTCGCTATATTAAAATTCGAATTGCCTTTGTCTCCCGTCAGAGTATCAGATTGCCGGATGGATTACTGTAACTATGGCTGCGGGAAATGCCTAGCATAACGGTGCCATCCACCACTTATTCAAATACACTATGGAGGTGTCAAATGATTATGTTACGAAAAATAATTTTATTTTTACTTACCATTTTTATTATTTCTGGATGTGCAACGAATCCTCATATCGAAGTCGTGCGTCCTGACGGGGGTCCATCTCCGGATCCTTATTATGTCCTTCAGACTACTGGTGCGCAGCCATTACAAGTGTCATTCTTCCATGCAGCTACAACCAGAGT